TCAATTGATTGAAATGTTATAACCTGAAATAGCCCAATTACTACGATCCGGATTAATGTAGTTAGGTTCAACATTAACCTTTAGATTATCTACGGTAAACACATATTTGCCGGGTCTGTTGTACTCATCATATGCCGAAATTGGGGTTTTATCGTTAATTGGACAATTATCCGTAAACCACTGTTGAAACTCTGTGCTTTGTTGCTGTATAGGTTTAGTTTCGTCAAAGGAAACTTTGTCTGTTATTTCTACCATGTTATTATGCTTTTGCGAAGGTTATTATTGCACTTCCTGAAGTGTATCCGGCTTTAATTGACAAGTCTAAAACAGACATTTCAGTATTAGCCGGTAGTGTTACATTAATGAGGCTATTCTTATCGTAAGTAGTTGACCCAATCTGCACGGAGATATTAGTCGAATTACTCATAATAGTAACGGCAGTCACTTTTAATGCCACAGGATAAGAGAAAATCTGCAAAGACACAACCCCATTCGCCCCCGTTTTATTTATTGCCAATGAAGGCGGTGTGCTGGCATTCGCCAATTCTGTTTTAGTTGCGTATGTAGTTGAAAGTGTAGTATTCAACGTATCTATTAACCCTTTCAGCACATTACCCTGATAAGCCGAAAGCGGCACATTTGTCAACACACTGGTAAGGTTGTTCACAATATCAGACGTGTTTATTTTCTGCGCCAACAAAGCGGCCAAATCGGCCCCTTCCGGCACATTCTTAGCCAAGTCGAGAAGTTCGGTAAGAGTATTAATCACGCTGTCGGAATCTGCGTTAGTCATTGCCGACTTCCAGTTCTGAACTACCGTTAATGCAGACGACAGGTCGCTGATAGTATGCGCAAGGTTGTTATCTGTCGCTTGACAGGATTGATATACGACAGACAAATTACTGTCAATATACGACTTTGTCGCCCTGGCGTCTAAAGCTTCTTGCAGTCCATTTATTTGTGCTATTTTAGTCTTCATGTTTCAATAATTTTTTATCTGCAGAGGACTGTAATAAGCCCTCTATAGGTGTTTTCAAAATAGACTTAACCTACAGCGACGCCTATTCCTCCTAAGAATTTGAAAATCACATTAGAATCTGAATCTAAAATTGTTTCAGGAGATGTGCCTTTGAAGGTAACTTTTATTTGAGTAAGGTCTGAAGTATCTACATCATATTCAGACCCGTTCTGTAATACCCCGTTAAGGTATACATCAAGCGTCATAAATAACAAGTCATCAGGAATACGCCATGCGCATGTGCAAACATTTCCATTTATGGAAGCACTGGTTTTGCGAGGAATTGCCCCCGCATTTTCAAGTGCTTGAATTTTTTGATCTACAGTCAAGTTTTGCTCAGCCATGTAGCTCACAAACCCGCTTGAGAAAGTTCCGAGGGCATCCCACTCCGTGCCATTCCATGCAAAGTTCATGCCTGTGTCTGCACAGTTATACACGTCGCCAACTATTTGCCCCGTTGCAGGCAAAGAAGCTTGATCTGGCACAGTTGTTTTATACTTGTAGACCGAAGCAAGCTTATTGTTTATTTCTGTTTTTGTAAAAACATCAGATGAATTGGCTTTTGCGTTAATATTAGTCTGTAGTACTTCATCCGATTGCTGTCTTGCGGTTGCTTCGTCGGCTACCAGAGAAGCAGCTACACCTGCCTCTTCTTTATCCTCTACCACTTGAACCAGTTCACTCACCGTTGATATTGCCGCTTTCCCGTTCAACATGTCTGATAGTCCGTCAACGTCCGTAATAGGAACTTTGTCGTTCTTGTGTCGAAAACTATCAAGCAAATCATGAAACTGCTGCCATGTAGGGTAAGCATGTTCGTAGAAATACGATTTTAATTTTTCAATTGTCTGTATCATAGCTTTGTAATTTATTCAACTCTACCAATGTAAGCAACCGTAAAATACGGCGTCCGGTTTTCGTGGGCTTTATCGCCACCCACATATGCTGTATATATACCTGTCAATGTTTATTCCTCCATATCAGTCTGTTGTTGAAATAAGGTTTACCAGTGCGTCAGGAATGGATTCTTTACGGTTTGTGAGTGCGCTTGTCTACTCATCAAGAAAGCTCACTCCCTGTTTTTGTTACCTGTTACTCTCATTCCGCCTATAGTTCGCGTATCGCTTAATAATGCGTTGGCACGTTCAAGACTGTCGAGTAGCTGACTATAGTTGTCGAATCATTATACTCCACGCGAGAACCGGGTAACGCTTGCTTAACTACATGCGACAACATACCTCTACCGCACCGCACAAGTCTACAAATATGGCACTTCTTAAAAGCCGTTTAATGCGTGTTTAAATGGCGTAACAAACCGACTCTTTTACTCCTGAAACGATAGCGGGCTTGATTGTAATTTTGAATCATCTTGAGATTAGTGTCTTTGCACCGCTTCTCAGGTAAACAAAATAAGGTGTACGAACACCGACAAAGACCACGGCCTCTGGCGTGGTGTTCGTGCACCTTTGTCATTACTCGGGGTAAGAGCCTGATAGTAGAGCCAGGGGCTTCGTTTTCCCCCTCCTTATTGATTACTGTTGATATACGCTGGCACTGAGAGACTTCAGCCAACGCGTATTATTCCCAAAGTCTCCAAATTCGATAGTCTGAAGAGCTGCATCATTCAGCCATTTTCCAACTATAGGATATGGTGTATTGAGCAACTCAGCATAATAATAGTTGTCCCCATAGGTGCAACATCCGTTTAGGTTTGCCCTAACAAAATAAGATCCGCTTTCAAGACGGGTTATTACGATTTCCACCAACCCTCTTGCATTATATGCAAACATAGTACTATCCGCTAATGCAAAATAGTTCTTTTTACCCCGACACAGGCAAGTGTTTGCCTGATCGTTGTTAAAAGAAAAACCATACATTGGGATATTCATTCCGTCACATCCAAGTATGAAATCAATCAAAATAGAGATAGATGTACATGCCGCAATTTCAGGAACCGGGATAGATATTTTATTCAAAGCAGCTCGCATCTGATACTCTCCAGAGCCTGCGTCTGTAGGCTTTACAATGGCATTAGCAAATGGATTGAGTAAAGTGAAAGTATTTACATCATTAACCTGAATAATATAATACATGCCAAATTCTTGGTCATTAGCATCCGTATAACTCAAGAAACCAGCTGGAAGCTGTCCTCCATTCTGTCGCATCTCAATGGCCGTGTTTGCCACAAAACCATGATTCGGTTTTGTAAAAACACCAGTAGACGGATTAACAGAGAATCCAGATTGCCACGGCGAAAGTTCATAATCTGAGCTTGAATAACTTGATAGCACAGTACCTATCGGCAACCGTTCGCGGGTAATTACCCCTGTATCATGTACAACGCTAAACGTTGTTGGAGATACAACATAGTTGAATATATACGCACTTCCTATTTGGGTAATCATAGCCATGGTTGAAGGGTATATTTTAAAACCATTTTTGGTGACTTCTGCATAAGCAGTAAAACATCCAGAAAAGTTATTACCCCCAGTAATGACAACTACCGGCGGTTTAGCATAAGGTTTTCCGAAAGTAACTTCTGCAATATATCCATCAATACCTAAGCAATCTGTAGGCGTGATTGCAATTTGGCCGTAAGCATTTGTATAGCCATCCACAAAGCTGGCTGTAGCACCAGCACCTAAGATTGCAGGATTTGGAACTACTGTCGGCACAGTGTCGTCAACAACATCCGGGATAATGGCTAATTTTTTGAATGCCTCCTTACTCATCAAGCCATCATTGGTGGCTGTGGCCGGTTGCAAATCTGCTTTTGCATTAATGTTTTGCTGCAAATTTTCATCTGCCTGCTGTCTTGCAGTTGCTTCGTCGGCTACCAGAGAAGCAGCTACACCGGCATCTTCTTTACCTTCCACCTCTTGCGCCAGTTCACTCACCGTTGACGTTGCAGCTTTCCCGTTCAACATGTCTGATAGTCCGTCAACGTCCGTAATAGGAACTTTGTCGTTCTTGTGTCGAAAACTATCAAGCAAATCATGGAACTGCTGCCATGTGGGGTAAGCATGTTCGTAGAAATACGATTTTAATTTTTCAATTGTCTGTATCATAGCTTTGTAATTTATTCAATTCTACCAATGTAAGCAACCGTAAAATACGGCGTCCGGTTTTCGTGGGCTTTATCGCCACCCACATATGCTGTATATATACCTGTCAATGTTTATTCCGCCATATTAGTCTGTTGTTGAAATAAGGTTTACCTGTGCGTCAGGAATGGATTTTTTACGGTTTGTGAGTGCGCTTGTCTACTCATCAAGAAAGCTCATTTCCTGTTTTTGTTACCTGTTACTCTCATTCCGCCTATAGTTCGCGTATCACTCAATGTTACGTTGGTAAGCTCAATACTGTCGAGTAGCTGACTATAGTTGTCGAAATCATTATACTACATGCGACAATAGACCACTACCGCCGAACGAGTCTACAAATATGGTGTTGTCTTAAAAGCCATTTAATGCGTGTTTAAATGGCATAACAAGCCGACTCTTTTGCCCCTGAAACGATAGCGGGCTTGGTTGTAATCTTGAATCATCTTGAGATTAGTGTCTTTGCCCCGCTTCTCAGGTAAACAAAATAAGGTGTACGAACACCGACAAAGACCACGGCCTCTGGCTTGGCGTGCATGCACCTTTGTCATTATCCGGGGTAAGAGCCTGATAGTAGAGCTGGGGGCTTCGTTTTACCCCCTTACCTGTTTATGCTCCCCGTTAATTCTGCAATTGAGGATTGAACTGATCACCTTCAGGTCGTCAGACAGGGAAACATCGCAAGCGATCAGCTGGTAAATATCCCCGTCATTCATCGTCGGTTTTAGTTTCGTATATTCAGCAGTCAACGCAGTTAGCGTGTTAGCATCCGTTATTGCCTTTTTCCGGTTGTCCTGAATATACTTTACAACCTCCTGTCTGGCATCTGCATCGCTTGCCTTATTACTTGTAAGCAACTGTTTTTGTGCATCGGTTAACAAGACATTAACCATCTCGTTCCATTGCCCTTCTGTAGTTAAATTTACGTTCATATTTCTATGTATTTATGATTGTTTTTGTGCCGTCAAGGCAATTGCGTATGATTCCACCCGTTTGAGGGATTGGATATGAGCCTACCCTGATAGAACAATTGAAAAGTAATGCGTTGCCACCAATCTGACCGAAATTATACCCGTTATATGATGTACAATTAAAGAAAGAACCGGAGGCAATACCGTTATATCCGCCAAAAGAAAAGCCCCAGGATGTACAGTTGATAAAAATACCGGATGCAGTGCCCCCGTACCCTCCGAATCCGTCACCCGAGCCACCACATGTACAATTGACGAAAGTGCCGGAGGCTCTGCCATAATCACCACCGAATGAGCTAAAACTTGACTCACAATCAGTGAAAGTGCCGGAAGCAATACCACCACCATCGCCGCCAAAAGAACAACTACCACTCCGACATCGTGTAAAAGTGCCGGAGGCAGTACCTCCAGTAGCTCCAAAACAGTAATTATCCCCAACACAATCAATGAAGGTGCCGGAAGCGGTGCCGCCAGTACTTGCACTATGTCCGTTACCTCCGAAAGAACCAACACCAGCTTTGCAACGTGTGAAGGTGCCGGAAGCGGTACCACCGTTGCCTCCAAATGAATAAGCGCCACATGTACAATTAGTAAAAGTACCGGAAGCAGTTCCGAAGTTACCTCCGAATGAAGCCTCCCCGCCTGTACAATATTCAAACGTCCCTGAAGCAGTTCCGTTACTTCCAAACGAAGACATTCCGCCTGTACAATTAGTAAAAGTACCTGAAGCAACACCATTACAGCCACCACCAAAAGAAATAATACCACCTGTGCAATTAGTAAACGTACCGGAAGCGGCACCATACCCTCCAAAAGAGGTATCCCCACATGTACAATTAGTAAACGTACCGGAAGCAGTTCCGCCGCCACCTCCGAATGAATAATCCCCGCCTGTACAATATTCAAACGTGCCGGAAGCAGTGCCGCCATCACCTCCTAATGAAAAGTCCCCGCCTGTACAATTAATAAACGTGCCGGAAGCATTATGAGAGTAATTAAAACCAAAAGAATAATTTCCACCTTGGCAATTAATGAATGTGCCTGAAATATTACCGGGTCCATTAGGGGAGAACGAATAATCCCCGCCTTTACAATTTTCAAAAACAAGCAAATTCCGATCTGGATCCATTGAAATTTCGTACACACCACAATCGATACCCTTTATATAAGCATCACTTGCCACGACATTAAACCCGGTAAGAATATCCATGTGAACATCGGCATTGCCGGTGAGCGAAACAATGTCGATATAATCGCCATCGATATTACATTCTTCTCCAAAGTCATACATGCCCGGGCCAACTAAAACAGTTACCCGGTTGGTAGAAGACAGGGGATTGCCGTACGGGGTCATTGCCTTTGCTTTGCCGTAAGCGGTTTGAAAGGCAGCTGCGTTATCCAGTGCTGAGCCGTTACCGGGAACAAAAATGTAAGAAGTACCGGACAGTCCCGTGAGACCCTTTATTTGTTCTTTTCTTAATTGCATAATTGTTTTTTATAAAGTCAATTATAATATGTTTATCTGACAGGCACCGGAGTTCCACCAAAGAATTTAAATAAAACTATATCATCAGTATTCAAGTTATCTGATTCTGTATTAGACGTAAAAGTTACTTTTATTTCTGTAGTATTATTATGATCCACATTGTAATCTAAACCCTCCATTTGTAATACGCCATTCAGAAAAACATCCAACGTGCTAAATAATATAGAATCTGGAAGAAGTCCATATCCAGCAGCTACATTGCCATCTTCAACAATAGCCTGAATTCTGTGCGGAAGCATATTGAGATTTGTAAAAACAGTCAGCTTTTGATCGATAGTCAAATCCTGATTGTTGAGATAGCTAACAAATCCGGTTGCACCCCCCCCCAAAGCATCCCATCCAGTACCGTTCCAAGCAAAGTTCATTCCTGTATCTTCAGTATTGTACACATCTCCAACATCCTGATCGGATGTTGGTAAAGAGGCTTCATCGGTTACGCTTCCTTTATACTTGTATACGGATGCAAGTTTATTGTCTACTTCATCTTTTGTGTAAACATCCGCTGAATCTGCCTTTTCGTCAATGTTGGCCTGCAATGCCTGGTCCGACTGTTGTCTGGCAGTTGCTTCGTCGGCAACAAGCGAAGCAGCTACGCCTGCATCTTCTTTACCGTCCACCTCATGAACCAGTTCTTGCACCGTTGACGTTGCAGCTTTCCCGTTCAACACGTCTGATAGTCCGTCAACGTCCGTCATAGGAACTTTGTCGTTCTTGTGTCGAAAACTATCAAGCAAATCGTGGAACTGCTGCCACGTGGGGTAAGCATGTTCGTAAAAATACGATTTTAATTTTTCAATTGTCTGTAAAGCCATAGCTATACGCTTTATTCAAGTCTTCCAATGTATGCAACTGTGAAATATGGTGGTCGGTTTTCATGTGCCTTACCTCCACCGGCATTTGCTGTATATCTACCTGTCAAATCCCCTCCTAATTCATGATTCCCGTTACTTCCATCATTGCCATTTTCCGTATAGATTTGGTGGTTGTGACTTGGCATTTCATCGATAGTCAAAACGTGTTCTTTTTCTCCGCCCTGTTTTCCAATGGTGCTGTAGTCATCATCTGTGGCATCATAGCCAACCATAAACATGTGACTCAAATCAGGAATACGGAACTGCCCGTCGGGGGTAGTCTTACCGTTGTAATTGTTGTACATCGTACCCCACACGGAGTAGGCTTTCGGATAGTCGGCTATGTTGACGGCTCGCCCGTCATACAACACCATGCCGGAGGGTATCTTTGAAATCGGCCCCGTCCATATTTGAGGAATACCAACCGGAAGCGGAGCAAGAAGCGCCACTTCATCTTCAAGAGCCTTGCAACGCGCTTTTAATGTGGCGTTGGTTTCAACAGTTGAAAAGTCAGACCAAAGAAATTGTTCCGTACCGAGTCCCGTTTTCAATGACCGTGTGTAATATGCCTGCGGATAGTTATAACCGGATGCCGAAACGCTTACGGCCGTCTCTGCAATGTATACGGTGGTGTTAGCAGCGTCGATAGTACCGCCGTCAAAACGTAATACTTCGCCGTCAGGGTACTGGGTTGTTTTCAAATACACATAGCCGGGAGCAACGAGCGAACCCGTTTTAGTACACCCGGACAATATTACTTTATCGCCTGCAATTTGCCCCAGAACGGCTATAAGAACCTGATTAGCCTGAATAAAATCGAACGTTTCACAATCAACCGGGAAATCACGGTTGGGTTGCCCTAAAAAATTACCTCTGTTCATGTATTTATTTTTATTTTTTTACATCAATGACACTGGAACTCGCATCCCGATAGCTATCGGGACATAGCTTATTGATTTAAACTATTTTAATGCTCGTTTCACACGAATAATATTGAGTATCGTTTACTTACCAATTTATAACTGTTTGCAAGTGCCTTCAACCTCGTTAAATCCGTGGACAATGACAGGCCGGAAGGTATTTTTATCACGAAGTCGTACGCCCCTGTTGCTCCAAACCCCCTGCGGTTGATTATCCACTCTTTGTACGCGCTCCGAAGATAGATGCGCTTTGCTTTGTCCTCACTGCGCCAAAAGATGCGCGACGGTTCTATCACCGTACCAGCATCTTCCACCGTGATGCGACGTTGGGTATTGTCGAAATTATCATTCAGCATCCCGCGCAGGTAGCATACCTGCCCGTTATGGTTAAGCCGGTAGGTGGCTGCAATACGATATGTGGTGAATTTCCTGTAAAAAACCGTAATGGATGCCACAGCAGACCACAATAGCGTGAGCAGGCCAACGTGCCGCATAAATGACGGCAATACCTGCGCCACGTGCTTCTTCAGGTCAATATCATAATACCGCATGAGCTACCATGTTTATAGTTATATCCTTTGACTTGAAGTAACCGGCAACCGGCACCTTCTTTGCGTTGATCAGTTCCATAACGGAGCTGCTTACGTCCGCCGACTTCGCCCACTTGAACTCTACAATTTCGACGCCGTCCACGACCTGAATTGCATCCACTAAAGCCATATTGCTATACTCTCCGTTAAACGTAAGGTTCTCAATGTAGTTCACGATAGCTTCGTTAACAGCTGTCTGTACATCACCAGGCAACAAAAGAGCGTTGTAATACACATCAACCTCGCAACTGAACGAATCCCCCGCTTGATTAACAAGACCAACACGCACTCCCGCATCTTTAACCTCTTGAATATACTCGGTTATCTGTGCCTCCAGTCCGGAATCGAACGGGACACGCTCACCGGCCAACTCACCCGCGACTTTAATCGTCAGAATTGAGCTGTCTGAATTTTCAACTGCGGCGGCGTACTTAATCACCTTTGCGGCTTCAATCTCGCTATCGGTCATAGAACCGGTATCGTAAGTGTCCGTGTCGGTTACCAATAGCTTATCTTTCATAAAAAGCAGCATCTTATCGCGATACCATTTTGCCGTGTGTGGCGTTTTGGCATCGATAAGTGCTGTAACATACGCTTTGAACGTATCGAATATTTGCTCTACCGTATTAGCACAATAAGCAAACACGTAGAACAAAATGCTTTCCACGCTCACTTTTGAAAATGTAGCGTCGAAATTATCACCCACGGTGAAACCCCACATCGAAGCTGCCGTGGAGTTATTCATAAATACGGCGGTCATTTCCGCCTTAATTGCTGTTGCCGTTCTTGCCATATTATTAACTTACAATAAAATCAAAACCTAAAGCCATATATCCAAGTCCCCCATCGTCCGCGCTCATATCATCGTCAGTTACCATCGTAGCCGGGACAATACCATTGTTTGAGTAATAGTTTACCAAATTGGAATTAATCGCATCGGGCAGAATCAATTCATCTCCCGCGTTCAGTTCATTGGTAACGCTTATGTCGTTTAACTCCGCAATAGCGTAAGCCGCCGAAGCATCCCCGCAATATTGAATTGCTATATCTGCCAATGATTGCCTATCCAGAATCTTCATAATTGCCGCTTAAATACTGTTTATTTACCCCTTTTATTCTTCACCCTAATTATGCCACGCAGCCACAAAAACACCCCATAACGCCTTAAAACAATAAAGCCGGCAATTGCAATAAGAGCAACTAAGAAGGGGATACCTTTTTGAATCCAGAGAGGCATTGCCGTTTTTATTTCTTCTTTTTGTTGAACCTTTGTTGTTGTGTCAGATTTTGAGCCTGACTTTTTATTTAGGTTCGATTTATTCGTTTTATCAATGTTCGTTTTCGATCCGCTTTTTATGTCGTTCTTTTTGTTGCGGTATGTTTTTTGAGTTGTAGAGGTCCGCTGAGTTGCATATTGCTTTCCGGTTGAATCCGGCAAAGAAAGCATTTCATTGACGATCGTTGTAACGGTCGAATCATTTTCCACAGACTGATCCTTTAGATTTATTGCAACATTTGCAACGGTATGTGTATCGCTCATAGCCGTTACATCATCGTGTTGCTCGGTAGCAATATGTGCAGCCTCTTCAATCTCCGTTTTTGTCGTTCTGCAACTGGCGGCTGACAGGACAAGCAGCAGCATGGTCGCAAGCCGGTATTTTTTCAATAGCTTTCCGAAGTTTTGTAATTTCATTGTTTACCTTGTTAAGCAATTTGTTGTGTTCTGTATCTTTTCTGTCGAGTTCCTGTTTTAGAGGCTCCACAACCTGCTCGTTTACCGTTTCCAAAGCCTTTGAAAGCATATTAACAGCCATTTCATCCGTGCGGACATCGGTTTGTTCTTCTTGTTTTCTTGTAAGCCTGCGCCTTGTAATCCAATTGAACAGGGCTACTAAACCACCGCCACTTATAAAGGCAACGCCAAACGCCGTCAAAGTTTCCACATCAAGTATTATTATCTGTTTTAGTTAATTGAGCTGTACCCGCTACAGCAGCACAGGTAGCAATTACATAACCACATATTGTTATCAATGATGCGTTCAGGTTAAGCGACATGGAACTATTTGCCAATACAACAGCGGCCGCAGAACCACCAATTGACAGTGCTGTTTTCTTTATTTTTTTAAATAGAGCAGGGCTATCCGATTTCCATCTCACAATTAACTCATTCATAGCTTATTGATTTTTATAAGCTGCTCTATTCTCTGACAAGTTGCCGTAAGTTGCGCAGCGTAATTAGGAGCTGTGGCATACCCTGCTGCGGCAGCCTCCTTAAAGAACAGGTACGGGTCATTACGAACTACCCACGCTTTTGCATAACGAGGACGATTTTTAAAAAAATAAGCGTGAGCAATGAAACCATCCTTCGCGCTTGGATACTTACGGAAATAATCCTTAACGCGAAACTTCCACAATTTCAACGCGCTGTCCCACGTGGTAGACATAATTACCGGAAACTTTAGCATTTTGCTTTTGGAGTATTCAGTAGTGGTTAGCAGTTGTTCATTGCCATTCACACCATCACTGTCTTTTTCTCCAAAAAAGTTGTTCCCCGGAGCCGATTCCCCCCAGGCGCTCTCCAACGCACCTTGAGTTAACGAAATCAAATAACTCATACCGGTAGCTGCCTCGCTCTCTCGGGCAAAGTCTATATATTTTTTTATAAATTCCAGATTCTGCATGTCATTTGTATTTGGCCGTTAGCGACATTCCTTCTGAGCTGAGAGATAGAGTGCTTACTGTCATATCGTCTTTGGCAAATTCGTCGCGAATATCTTTTTGCCATTGGTTGAAATTATCGTCGTTTGCTATATCCGAAATTCCGCAACCGAGTGTTGGGTTCTCCTTAAATTCCCCTTTTTGTGCTACCAGTATCATGTACTGGTTTTGGTACAGGGTATTGCCCACCGTAAACCCGGAGGTAATTAGGCCGGAGCTATCCCGAACCACATTTATTTCGGGGGTTAAGTCGTTTTTAAGTTGTATCCCTGTATCTTTTCCCATCAGTGTTTTATTTTTGTATCTTCGTAATCAGCACGGGTGGGTGTACTCGCTGTAATGGTAACCGGGGCACCCAGCCCGTTTAGTGCAGAGGCAATTTGTGTTAAGTCCGTTTTTACGTTTTGCATCCACGAAAGCAGCTTTGCAATTTTTACAAGCCCCCCCAAATTACCTCCGTTGATAATAATACTGTCTACCTCACTCCACTGGATAATCACAAGTTCCCTCCGGTTTCCGTCTGACAGGTCGGCTACTAAAACCGGGCTGCCCGGTTTGGGCTTTATCAATAAATTATTGGCATTGCCATCCTCCACAGCACAAAATCGAACATCGCTAAATGAATAGCCATTTCGGCTTACGGTGCAGGTTTCGTCGGACAGGCTTTCCACCTCTGCATGAAAAAAATGCTGACTGTTTACCCCCGCTATTCTGCGTATCGTTTCTTTTATTTCAGAGTCCCTGCCCATGTCGTTATTTTTTTAGCGAGTTTTATAGTGCGCACTCCGCCCGATTTTGAAAAGGTTGTTTTTACCTCCGTTACATAATAACTCCCATTTTTTTCGGGGTAATCCTTATCGCTAATGGTGACTATATAACCCGCTTCGCAGTAAGGGACCAACCATGAGGTAAAAGTTCCGTCGTAGCCAGTATATGCGCGACTCGTGTGTTCATTCGTGGCCTGCTGCAACAAACTTGCCCTGTCGCTGGTTGCGCCTTTAATGTCTACCCGTTCTCCTCCTGTATCGCCGTGTTCCAGCTTGTTAGATTTTCCATCTTTCCCTGTGTATTCAATGGTTACCATCACTTTGTGGTCTTCGACTTTCATATATTTAAGATCTTCGGTTTCGATGTTTACCGAAAAATCGTAATTGGCTATTCCAAATATTTCCTTATACGGCGAATGCACATGCAACACATTATCTTTCAGGTAGATATTAGACTTAGTCTCCTCCTGTATTTTTTTCAGTACGTCGTAGCCAGTGTTGTTGTTGATCACAAACTTGTCGTATTTGTACTGGTAGTCGCAGTTTAGCAAAAAGCCACCTAATTCCTTGTTCACGTGCAGAAGCACATCGTTTACATAGGGATTTTTAAGTTCAGTATTGGCAAGGCTTTTACGGTACAGATAAATATTGTCCTCACATTCCAGTTTAAGCTTTCCGTCATCGGTTGTAATAGTTCTTAAGTAGCCCTTAAATTCCGTTTTAGGATTATTATCATATCCAATTTCTATGGTAACATCCTTGCCGCAGGTTAACTTTTGTTCGAGGTCCATCGTTTTGTTGTAAGCGGTGGCGGGTAGTACTATCGTTGCCGTATTGCTTAGCTTCTCCACACTGCTTACTATCTCTACGCTTTCAATCATCATCAGCTGATAATTGCCAACCGTTATTTTCCACGACATGTTAAACATGTTTAATATCCTTTAGTAGCGTATAGGCATCATCGCTATACGCTTTTATTACAAATGCCTGGTTTTCTGGTCCGGCCGTAAAAGGCAGTTCCAAGCTTTCAATTGATATCTGCGTAATTCCAGCATCATTAAACACGCTGCATGCCACACCTACAGAATTGGGTATTGAGCAAAATTCGCGCAGGCGTAATATAATAAGCTCCAGCGCACATGCGTCTTCCTCGCAGATAACTCCAGAGATGCTTATTTCCCAATCATCCTGGCTCCAACGCTCTTTTATGCTTCCTCGAATGCCCGACTTGTTTACATACCTTCGGATAATGATATTTTTGCTCGACATAGATATAACCGGATCGAGCGGAAAAGTAAAATCTATCATCCCGGTATACTGCAGGGTAAGCGGGCAGATATAATTCGTATTTGCTACCAATCCCTTGTCCAGGAGTTGCTTTAGTTTTTCGTCGGCGTCAATCTCCTGCGCATTTTTCACTGCGACCGTTGTGCGAAACGGTATAAATGGCGGTAGCGAAAAACCTGTTGCCTGCTGCGTAATGCCACTTATCAAAGTTTTGTCTGTCAATAACTGTATCGGGTCAACCATATTATCCTGCGCTTTCAGCGGCGTATAATGTTCGTAATAATATTTCTTCCACCTGGCGGGTCAAGTCCTGCGCATTTTCTTTCACGCTACCCTGGAAGATGATATTTTCCACCATTTTCCCAAGGTTAATGATTATGGATGTATTGCGCGAACCTCCGGAGGCGATTGTATCTTTTGCCTTGTTACCAGTGCCAGAACCAGTGCCAAAACCACCACCTGAACCTTGGTTATTTCCTGCTAAAGCAGGCGTATTCGGCATTAAGCTATTTTTTGTATTTGAAAAATATTGTCCAAATGACATATCTGCATGAAGTGATCCTGTGGCTGCAACAAACTCATTCTTGGCCGCGATAGCCGTATTGTTCATTTTCTTGTATCCCTCTTTAATGGAATTTTCACGTGCCGTCACATCAGATGATATTTGAGCAATCATCGCCTGATTCTCAGAACTCTTTCCTATTCCTACTGCTTGTTTAAACTTATACCATCCAACTTTTATTAGATCAATTCCTATCATGATGCTGTTAACTACCGCATTAAAATTCGCTTTTACAAATTCGGCATAAGATAAAAATACAAGTTTCGCACCGTTCATGGTATGCTTCCACAAGTCACCCCATCCACTCACGTGCTTCACACAATAAACTATTACAAGTATCAACGCAAGCACTACGGCTATAATGGCTGCAATGACACCTACGGTAATAAGCATTGGAACTGTGGATGCCCACCAAGCAGCTGCCTCTCCCGATTTCAAAGCGGTAACTATTTCAGTCCAAGCTGACATAATCATTTGCCATGTGTTATAGATTTTAAAAGCGATTGTAATTAATCCAACAACAGAAGCAAGTACAATAAATGCAGTCTTGTGATTTTCTATAAAACCTACAAATCCTTTAAATATATTCGCCACGGATTCCAATACCGGGGCAAATTGGGACTGCAACCACATTACGGCTTCCCCTATTGCAGTCTGTATGAACTCAATAGCTTTATTAAATCTTAACATTGGGTCAGCATCGAATGCTGCTTTTGCGCTTCCCCCAACTTTTTGCTCTACAATAGATAGAAGTTCCATTTGCGCTTGCGCTTCGTGCCCGCTTTTAGCCAAGTTTTGAATATGCTCCTGAACAGACGGGTCGATTTTCAACTGCGTGCCTAAACTGTTCATCATTTCGGGATTTTTTGCAGCCGTCGCTAATGTATTTCCGGCTTCCCCCAGCCCCATTCCAAATTTGGTGGACATGTCAGCAGAAGCCATGACCATCCGTTGCATTTTGTTTTCGCCTATATTGCCACCCAAACGGAGCTGCGATTGCAGCCCTATTACTTCGGCGCTTGAATATCCGATACCAGACGCCATCTTTTCTGAGGTCTTTACTACATTTTCAAAATTTTTCGGGGTGTAAGATCCGTTGTGTTGCATCGTATTTTTCAGTCCCGCCTCGGACTCGTGCAATGCACGTGCTTTCTCTAGCCCAGCACTCAACTGGGATGTTACGAAATTCATACCTGTCGTGGCCAAAAACTTTGATGCCCCGCCAAGCAGCGACTGTATCGGATTTCCTTTTTTAGAGGTATTCTGTAATTTTTCTACCTGTTTTTCCAGGTTCTCGATTTCGGAGCTTGTAGCTTTTAAAGCCACATGGTTCCTCTCTGGTATCCACTCCCTTTGCGCTTGCAACGCCGCTATACGTTGTTTTAACGACCCAATGCTAACACCCATTTTATCCAAGGTATCAGTTGAAGCATGTACTTGCTGCTGTACCCTTGCCCAAGTGGCAAGCTGTTTATCGTTTTCAATCCCGATAATTTTCAGCTTATCCTGCATATCCCCTTTCAGGTCAAGAACATATTCTAATGTATTGCTCATATTTTTAGAAAAAGTTTATATATTTACACTGCGATGGGAACACTTCTACTTGGAGATGTTGCTTTTCCCTGTTTCTCCATATGCATTAGCTATTGAAGGGTAGGAAACTGAAAGAAAAAAGCCAATAGCTCTTTCCATATTATGTACGGTGGCCTTCATGCTTTTCAGGCTGCTCTATCTGCCCACAAAACTTCCTCAGGCGTAATTACATTTTATTCGCCTCTGATTCTTTTCGACGTATATACTCCAGTTCGTTTACTCGCATTGCCCACTCACGGTCGCTCAGGCTGTCGGGGTCTTGTATATGCATGTAGTAGCGCAATTGCGCGTTGAGTATGCGTATGGTTTCGTTATCGGAAACCTCGGCAGCCTTTAGAGCTTTTCCAGCTCTGCCTCCTCTACATGTATCAGTTCGGCAATTTTAGCCGATGCCGATAAAAACAGTGTGTCGTCTGTTTTAATAGCTTCGTCTCCACCCAACCAGCAATCATTGAGCAATACTTCGTTGAATTTTAACGGGTTGTCCTTTCCGGACACCGATGCGTATCCAAGAGCCTTGCGGCTTGGCCTTTTCAGGTAAGCAATACGGTCGGCCACTCTTATGGCGAATACATCTTTATACATCGCTTTCCACCCTGCAATTTGTTCGGAGTTTGCAGCCCCTTTTAGTTCTTGACTCATGTGTGTGTGTGTTAAAAAATCGACTGACCGGGTAACGACCAGCCGATTTTATAATTTTTAATTCGAAATTTTTATTGGCTATGCCACCTGTGCCTTTTTACGCAAGAATATAAACGGAAGTTTAATTTCGGCAAATTTGTCACCTTGCTTAAACTCCTTGCTTTCTTCCGTAAACTGAATTCCTTGTAACACGTCGGTGATCAGCACATCACCCTTACTTGGGTTCCCGTATGCTACCACAGCATCGATTTGCAGGCTTAGTATAGAGCCGTCGGAACTATTATGAATCAGTGTTTCCAGTTCGCTTTGTAGCAGGGTTATTTCTCCCTCGTGGCTTATATTTCCCTTCTGGATTTTCAACGGCTGGTTGCCTTTGCCGTATACGGGCTCTTTCGCCTGCTTGATGGTATATTTAATACCTCGAAAGCCGGTAATGTCTTTGCCGCCTAATACCAATGTCAGGTCGGCAAACTCATATTCTCTACTGTCGAATGCCATTTTTTTAATGATTAATGATTAATAATTTATAGTTTATGATTTATGGGTTATGCCGTGGTGGTAAATCCAAGGTATACGTCAATATACTTAGCGTAGCCAAATGGTTTTACACGGAGTGTTGCACCAAGTTTCGATGTGCTGACAATATTTTGAGACACGTTGATATAGCACTGCACGCCCGTATCTTTCGAATCGCTTGGGTCCACTCCAAGGTTGCCCGGCATATTATTCTCGATCGCCGTTTCCACACTGTTCTGTATACTTTTTACAATCGGAGCGGGTATTTGCCCTTCGTCATTTACAGGTATTTCGTCGCTCAGTTCTGTGGCCATAGTCTTGTATGCAATGCGATAAGCTTTGTCAATCACCCGGCGACGAGGAATCAGTGCATAGTCGTCTGTTGGGTTGGTGGCCAGTTTGTCATCTGTAAAATAATAACCAGCTTTGCCAACAAAAGTGCGCAGGGTAATATACCCGAGGTCGTTTATCACGTCCGGATTTCCCAGTTCGGCTACTTTGCCACCAATGTAGAACGATGTTGCAATAAGCGCCCCTGTTTTGACACGAGCAATGGAACGCTGAACAGGAATAGCCGCAATGCGTCCGGCAAGCGTGCCAACTGTTGCATCTGAACCTCCGGATACGGTGTCGCCGATAAGTATAGCAACTCGGTTATATGCCCCGGTAGTTAAGTCAGCCAGGTCAGAAGCCGTACCGTTGTAGTGTCTACCGGGAATAATGGTAAACAGCGGAGCATATTTGGTGTCGGTAGCCCATTGTCCAAGAGCCTGCGCTTTTGCTGCTGCCAAAGCTACATCTGCATCAAGCCCTGACGTGATGGTAGGCGTAACTCCAGTGGCGTCTTTCTTGGCCAGCATGATAAAGCTGATAGCTCCGTTTGCTGTGTTCACAAGCGCCTTGCCATATGTTTGTTCAACGTCCACCATTTCCGACATCAATACGGTATCGGCAACGCCCATCAACCACAATTTATTACCTGTAGGAGCTTCAGCATAAAACTCGCTTACTGTTTTATAAATAAGCGCGTTTGCGTCGTTCACTGTGGAAGTAATGCCCAAATCGGACAAATCGTCGAGCGAGGTAAGCAGGTAAGCCGTACCAAGAACAAACTTTCCGGTAACCGCGACTCCTGAAGCGATAAGACCTACAACGGCATCGTCGGTAGCGGACGTACTTTTAAGCACACCGTTTTCAAAATATATTTTTACGTGTGGTAACATTTGATTAATAATTAATTGATTATTGATAATTGATAATTAAGTTCTTTTTATGAATACAATCGATTTTACATCAATTGTTTATGCGCAGTTACGCACAGAAATAAGGGCAATAGTTGTTTTTAACGATTCAATTCCGGCATCTTTACCAAGTTGTATAAAATGGGCTCGTTTGTCAGCCGCAAATTTTCCAAGGGTGACACCATTATTCACCTCTGCTTCGATGGCTTTTTGTTTTTGCGCAGCTACTTCCTTTTGCAGGGTTTCGGCGTTTCCGTCCGGCGGTTGCAAATCGGATATTTTTGCCAAAATTTCGGCTTCGGTTGCCGTTTCAGGCAAACCAAGTTTAATAGCGATTTTTTTCATTTCAACGTCATTTAAATTATATTTAATCGGTCCTAAAAAGTCGTTGCCTCCATTTAGCGAAAGGTTGAGTAATTTTCCGTCGCAACAGGCGCGGGCATCGTCGTTGGTTCAAATATCTCCTCGCTTACGTCTACCAGCTTGCTTTTGGTTATGGTAGCACATTTTGCCCTGGTAGCAGTAACGCCACGTCATCGCTCCGTTCTATTACATCCAATCCGGGGCTTACCATGCGCAGCGTTCCCGCATCCCATTTTGCTTTTATCTGTTTGCTAAAATCGTCAGCCTCGTCAAACAAAATCTCCTTTTAAATCGTCACCATCAAAGTGGATATTTTTCAAATATCCAAATGGTAAGGCCTCATTATCGATACCACGCCACGAGCGGTTGGCATCCATAGCATAATAGGGCTTTTTTTGATATTGGCCAATATCCATCCTCGCGCTTAGTACACAGAATCCATAGGAGTTCAATTTTGAATTGCTGATGATAACTGTGCAGCTCATGTTGCTCTCTGAATTTTCACACGAAGTAACAATTAGGAACCCGAGCAACAAAAAACCACTGCCATTTTGGCAGTGGTTTTTTTATACTACCTCTTTTAATTGCAATTTTACACCTGTAATTAATATGATATCATAGCTAGCAAAAGCGAATTGGAAAAGAAAAAAGAACTGATTCGTATGCTAACATATGCATGGAAAGCGGCAGACGGCAATATCAGAAAAGGTGGGAGCGAACAAAGTATCCGTAAATAAAAGATAGAGGCTGGGAACTGATAAACGCAACCTACCGGGTTCTTGGCAAAACGGCAAGTGCATGAACGCCGACCAATACTATCGAAAGCGGTTCACTGATCTACGGGTGGAATTGCTCGAGGAGTTCGACCGCAACGTCAAACGGAAGGCTTTTTTCTCGCGGGCATAGCCTGTCCGTAAACTGGAAGACTGAGGCTCTCTTATGTTTACAGCCGGAAAACTGCGTCGCAGCCTAAGGCACAGACAGAGGGACGGGATAAAATATGTTTCACCTTGTCTGAACCTTATGCCTCCATTTACAACGAGGAAGATGACATTACCGTAACGCGGGCAATGAAAACCACTTTTGGAAACTATACTACGAATGCTCCATGAAATTAAACGCGGAAGCCGAGTTTTACCGCAGTATGACGCATATGAAGGTAGGCAGCAAAATACACATACCTCAGCGGCAATTTATAGGAGAAGCTCCCGAGGTGGATCGGGCTATGAAGCGGGTAGCCGACGCCAACTTCCGGGAGCTGGGAGAATATACTAGGAAACATGTTACAACAAAAAAATAAGCAAGCATGAGAAAACAATTTTATACAGACCTTACCTCCCAGTTGGGTAAAATACGAATGAATGCCGACGGCAGTTACACGCTTTCCGACACGGGTGAAGCGGCTATTAAACACTTTGACCGCTGGAACCAGCAGACTGAGTATACAGAGGAAAGCCCGCCATTTGCCTGCCCGGCTGTGTTTGTAGAACTACTGCCTATACAGTGGAAAGTCATGGTAGAAGGAAAAAGAGAAGCTGCTGTACGCGTGACACTGCACGTGGTAATGGAACAATACAACTCCAGCCACGAAGCACAGGTACTCGCTTTTTACGACTTGCTGGATGCTATAAACAAGTGTCTGTACTCCTTTGTGCAGTCTTACTGCGGAACGCTTACCCCCGAAAGTTCGGAAGAGGATAGCGATCTTTCCACCCTGCTGCACAACGTAGAAACCTACAGTTGCCGAGTGGTGGATAGTTCTGCATGCACTGAAACACAAACGACTCCTGCAAACCAAGTAACGGTGAGAATAACCACATAAAAAAAGCCCCACATGAACTGTACCCCAAAAAGTTAGACGGATTAATAAATAGAGATTAATTGGACTGAGTTCGGAAGTTTACCGGGCTTAGTCCTTTTAGTTTGGCTTTTATCCTGTGGTTATTATAGTAAGCAATGTATTTTTTGAGTTCGTTCTCAAAGTGTTGCATGCTTTCAAATTTCTGCAAATATAGTAATTCAGATTTTTTCGCTTACGTTCGTTCATAAAAATACCCCAAAAGTTTTTTGTCTAACTTTTGGGGTACAGTTCATCTTCTTGACTTTTTATTTTTTGCCCCCCATTAGCTTCGCTGATCTTCGATTCCCCAAAATGGAGGGCTGTAACTTTGCAAAATGGACAAATTTTTCTCGTTTTAATGACGAATTCCTCCCCATTTAGTTGAGAATGCAAACACAGTCGTCTGTAGGGAGGTTAGGTCAGACGATAAATATACCGATGATAAATATCGGCATTGAAAATCTGACTCCGACACGAAGTCTTTGATCCCGACATTACATCGTCGGTGGTCGTCGTGAGTGAAGTCGATGAGTAAAAATAAACTATTAATTACATATCTAAGAAAAGTCAAGACAAGTTCATGAATTAGTTTCCAAATTGACTCAGACGCTGAAAAATTGTATCCTCCAGTAATTTTCTTGAAAATCCGATCTATAAATCTGATAATATCCACATAGACCGTTTGTAAAAGTTACCTCTTTTTTACTTCTTCCAAAAAGGGAATAAATCCAAAAAAATTCCAGTTGCCCGTTCAAATTGAAATTCGGGAGTTCCGGTAATTTCTAATGCGAGATTTCCACCAATATATTTTACTTTAAACACAATATTTAAATCATTATTGCTTTTTTCAGCTTCAACATACGTAACAACATAGCGATATTTATCTATAAATCTTGACTGGTAAAGTTTACAATGCCTTTTTGCATTTATAGCTATACTGTCAGATAGATTTCTAACAGCAATAGTATCTTTCATTATAAGATCATATAAGATCATTGTATTTTTGACTATATGCAGCAATAAACACAAAACTTACAAATAAAAATGAAATTACTTTCTTCATCATTAGGCAGTTTTAGAAAGTCGTTAAATATTATTCAAAGACAGAAAATTTACTACAAAAAACGATAAGCTTTTAACGTATTATTTATCTGTCATTTCCTTTACAATCTCCCAGTCGGGCATCATATCTCGGGGCAAATTAATTACCAAGGCGTTGGCATAATGCATTATTCATTGTCGATAGCCGAAAGTATCTATACCAGTTGGCTATTCAAATCCAGCCCAGATTATTTTACCGTCAAATAGCGAAAAAAAGTACGTTCACTGATAGAGAATTTTGGGGCTACAAGGTTACGGAACACCCAAAGCAGACAGCGGTCCTGTCGCCCAGGCTCGTAGTTTTCATTTACTATCTTCTGCACCTGCTTTGCTCTTTCAATTGTACTCTGATTCATTGTCTATTTACATTTTTGATTTCGACAGCACAAATTTTGACGGTTCAAAAGTTGCCGTTATCACCGCATCCACAAAGCGTGTGCCCTGCAACAGGAGCAAGTAACAAATTCACGCTCATTCTGTTCGTCAACATGAAGTATCTCTCCTGTACCATTGCAATAATTACAGACCTTTCTGCTTAATGTTGTTTGAGCACGTAATTCTTCGCCATTATGCTGTGTAGTTATTTCTACTGAGCCTTTATTTTGAATCATGGAATAGCCGTTACATCAAAAATTGAGTATTAACTGTGTAGACCGTCGAGCAACACTACCGTGTAATCTATGTAAAGCCCTGTAAGTACACTTTCTTTTACGGTGAAGTCTGCCTTGTTTTTTACAGCCACCTTGCCGCTTCGCTGCATGTGCTGAAATTGTTCCAACATGCGTGCCTGCATCTCCGATTTTGTATGTTTTATTTGCTTTGTATTCTACAAACTATTCGAGTTGTTTGTTAATGCTCTCTATTAAAGATTTACCAGCTGCCGGGCTTCCAGTAACGTTGAGCAAGGCGCCCACTTTTTAAATGCTACCTCTATATCCACATTATCATCGTGTTTTGGTCTGTATGCTGCATGATATATTTAGGTGTTTTACAAACGTCGCACATTGCATAAAGGCGATTAAATTCAGGCTTTCGTTTTCTATTATCGCACTGGCAAATGCATCCTCGCCTTGGGATATTGTCAAAAAACACCCAAAAAAAATACCCGGTTCTACCCCGTAGATCCTGCTCATTGTTAAGTCCCAGTTGGCCATTTTCCTAAACGTCCATTCAGTAGAAATTCTAAGGGCATCAAAGCACTCCTCAGCGGTTTTGTCCGGCTCCTGTATTATTTTTTTCACAGAATAGGGCTACAACCAGGAAAAGGAGGAGGATAAATATCATCCATTCAAACATTACACAAACGCCCATGCAGTCACCGTTTATTCTCCATTTCGCAGAGTCGAACAACTCCCATACTCCAACCATTGCACAAATGCCAAGAACGACGATAACCATTGCTTTAATTAGTTTATTTTTCATGTTGTAATTGATTACGTGAATTGATACGGTTACCAGAATCGAACCAATAACCTCCACGTCTCAAACGTGGAGGTCTACCAACCAAGCTAAACCGTAAGGAGGCACCTGGTGCCGCTTCACAGCGTATGCTGCTATAATTTACAATAAACAAGATTGTGGTTAGTCCGGAGGGTTATTCTTCTTTGACATCTTCGGTAGAACCATCATACGGATATACATTCATGATAGCTGTTTCGGCTATTACTGCCACTTCCCAATCCGATAAAGTGTTACTCAATTTTTCGACAAGTAACTCGAGGGCTTCTTTGAGGTATGAAGCTTGCACCATCATTGATGTTACGGTTTTCTTTTCTACACCTTTTTCCTCGTCAAGAGAGATAAAATTAACCTTAGCACGATACCATTTGTCGCCGTTCGGATTGTCGAACAGTTCGGCAATCCGAGCTCTTTTTACACGTACCACTGTAAGTTCGCCGGAAACAAACGGCGTGATCTCTTCTATAATCCGTTTTTCGGCTTCCGTGAATGAACGGGCGTCTACAAAATAGAGTTCACTGACGTTTCTAATTTGCCCGTCCTCGCATGTTTTTTGAAACTTAATTGTTGTCTCGAACCAATTGTGCATGATTTATTTGTTTTAGTTGTTAATATTATTCAGGCGTTGAGCTCTGACGTTTGTTTTTACCATTAATAGCAATTCTCATGGAGTTGAGTTTTCATTGTTAGGCCTTTGTGGCCGACAAAGGCAATTGTTTAAGTTGACCAAATTCGTCTTTTTTGAATACCCGAACAGAAATGCTTGTCATTTCCTTATATAGAGACTTTTTAACAGCTTCGGCAGCGGCGCTAAGCAATGGAACATCATATTCTTCAGCTGCATTTACAAACGTCCAAAGGTTTTCGGCAGAGTATGTTCCGGCACGTGATCTTCCAAGTAAATCCTCTATAATTGAGGTCATCATTTTAGCCTCTTCGCTCTCTTCCGCCTTTTCTTGCAACCATTGCTTTGCATATTCAACCCCGGCATGAATGCCGTCGTCGTATTTGAACGTTTCGTTATAATCAACTACTACCTTTGCATTTCCATCTTTTGTTTTAAATGAAAATGAACGTTGTTTATCAGCTGCTTTACCGAGCTCCGTTTTCATCTTCATCAATGGTTCAAGCTTTTTGATGCTTTGTTGTTTGAATACTACAATAGCATTAGATAGTGTTTCAACTTCATTCAACATTTCAATTACAGCGCTATCCTCCATTTCAATGAGGGCAAGTCTGTCTGCGTTACGTTTTTCTGCGGCTGCCTTGTCTTCGGCTTCAAATTGAGCTTTTAGTTGAGCCTTTTCTTCCGGGGTCATTTTCAATAAATCCATAATTTTTTAAGTATTAAGTATTTCTGCACTTTCGTTTATGTAGCGGTTAAAAGTCCATTCGCAGACAAAGAAAGTGTCGGCTATGTGGTTCCGAAAAATCCATGCATTGGTGTAACCCTTTTTGCTGTATTCGTCGAAGATTTCATTTACCGCTTTTATCTTCCACTTCAGGTTCTCATCACTTTTATCCATAGCGTCAGCTATTAATTCCAATGAGCAAGGTATTGCTCGCGTTCCATTTTCTTTTTGTCTTTCGATAAAATCGATCCGAGTTTTGCGATAAGCCCTATCATCTCTTCTTTTGTCATCTCATAAAGCATTTTACAAGAGCCATTCGCCTTTGTTATGCCTATCCTTGGCTCTGCAAGAAATGCATTAACAGCCGTCCATTTCGTTGTATCTTTTCCATATTCCTGCATCTTTTTCAAAATCTGCGCCCGGTACTTTTTGAGTTCCGCTTCATGCTGCATATCAATCATACGCTGCATTGCGTCAATCATCTTATTGTATTCATCCGGTCTTTTTGCCAACTTACTCAAATGCCCGCTATTTTCGTAAGGGTAAATTATTCCCTCTTTCGTGGCATTGGGTAGTTGTTTCAATAGCGCAAAAAACCGTCCGTATGGTCTATTCGTTTTCATTATCCACCTCTTTTTTTTTGTTTTTAGGGCTCCAATATTGTCTGTAAAGAGCATCTATCACTATGATATACGCTCCTATTACGCTTCCTTTCAACCGGCTTTGAGCTGATAAGCGTCCACCTTCAATATACATTTTTACGTTGCTCAGGTACTTCACGTCGTCCCCAATAGCTCCCTTGGGTTCTTGGCCTTCTGCCTGTGAAACGAAAATGAATAGTTTTTTGTCTCCAAACTCCTCTTTTAGATCGAGGTAGAACTGCGAACCGTATAACTTTCCGAACACTTGCAGTGAGTCTATAAATATAATTTTCGGACTTTTGGGTGAGCGTAATTGCGTTTTCAAATCTTCCAGCGCCCAATCATTCGGTGGCAAAAACACTTTCTTTTTCTCTTTCGGTTGCCACATTTCCCTACTCATTGCATTCTGCAGCGAATCGCTAACACCCTCCTCTTTGCTCCAGAATAAGCACTTTTCAAATCCTGTCAGATAGCGCAGTAATTTGATAGCCGCAGTCGTTTTCCCGTTCGAGCTTTTCCCCCACATTATCCACATACCGGATAAGACGGGACAACCAATTAAATCCTTCCATTCGCCCGTAAAATCAACTCGGTCAAACTTCATCGACATAAATGTCGAAAGGCTCATTAGCCGTTTTGCTCTTTGTCGTTCCTTAACTTCCATTTAATTGACAATTAAACAGTGATCTTATAGAGGGTTTTGAACAGCTCGCAGTCAAGTTTGCGCCCCATCTCCTCGGCTTTTTTCTTTGCCGGAACCAAATACTCGTTAAGCATACGGTAATCTTTGCACAGTTCACGCAATAGGGCCTGCAGGCTCAGATCTGCAATATCATCGGCGAAAAATTCATCAAACGTCCGGTATTCTTTTGTTTCAGCGTCTATTTTCTCAATAGGCTCTAGATGTACTATCCCCGAACGAAAACGGCTGCAAAACTGCGGTATGCCGGTAGAGTTTTTCTTTTCCAGCATGTCAAGTCGGGAAAGAAGCTGAGGGGTTCCAACCATCACAATTGAGCAATATCCCTTCACAGCGTCGTATATGCTTTTTACTGCCCTCAATACGCCTACAGTTGCATTTTCCGCTTCGTCAAAAGCAATCAATACGATGTTACTCATGTCGGCAACATTATTAATCCGATGTGCAATACTACGGATACAGGCGGTATTTGATGTCTTGTAGTCGGCCCGTATGACCCGACATACATCTTTCAGCACATCTGCCACCCGGTGTTGCCCGGTAAGAGTAACCACATATGTCTTTTTGGGATACATTTTTCGAAAACGGGATAATGTAAAAGTTTTACCACATCCGGTTTCTCCGATAATCATACCGCGTATGGGCATTTCTTTTGCTGTTTTCAGGCGGTAGAACATTTCCATAAACTGGGGCGTATTACGCTTTTTCCAATACGTACTATCCAAATCAACGTCAAGCACCTGCGAGAGACGGACAAAATGTATTTCACTGATTTCTGCACCGTTGTAGTAAACCGTTTTTCCCTGAAGAATCTGTTGCAGGTAACTTTTGTTTACTCCGCTCAATTCGCTCATATCCTCTATCGAGAGGTCAGCTTCGGTCATGTATTTTTTTGCCTCGGCTGCAATTTCCTGTTTTTTGTCCTGTGTAATCATGTGTTTTGTAAATTATTTATTCCGCAAATAGATCATCGAAAACGCAATATGAAAGAGAAATAAGTTCCGCCATGTATTTTTGCTCAATCGGAGTTACCTGTTTTGCTCTTTTTATAATCATTCTTGTTCTACCATCCACTACATTATCTCTTTTCTTTAACTGACAATGCAATCTATACGTTCTTAGTTTTTCCTTTTTTGTTATCATAATTGTAATTTTTTAGTCTCCAAAATCAATTCCTTTAACCATATCGAAGAATGCCGATTTTGTATTTGTATTCGTTTTTGCGCGCTGCCGTTCGACTTTTCTGTATGCTTTTTGCTCCTGCTTCACCGTTTCCAAATCCGGTTCGTTAAATTCGCCATGTATAGGACTATTTCCTTCCGGTTCGTCTTCCAGTTTTGAGGCAACGGATTCAGGGTGTATAATTTCAAGTTTAGTAATCCGGTCAATCGTTTCACGGGTCATCTTATCAAACTTGGCAACATTCTTTTCGTAGCTCAATTTTATGGCTTCGTCCACTTCCGTCCGCTCAATCTTCGCTTCGTTATAGTCCTGCTTCAAAACACATGTACAAACATATCTTCCATCCTGATAAAGATATACCTCATCAGATTGCCCCTCCCTCGTGGGGAGGAATTGGGGAGAGGTCGGTATGTAATAAGCTTGTACTTTTAAGCTCTTAAGTCGTTTGATAATCGTAGGCGACGGTAATAGGTAATCCTTCTTATTTACTCTTACCCACTGGCTGCGATGTATTGCCGCTTTCGGCTCGCACTCGCCGAGGTGGAATGCAAGCACAGCCATAGGATGACGCGGTAATTCTGGATTAATGTTTTCAATAAGCACCTGCCAGCGTGTTTGTCCCGGGAAACGTTCCTGATCCGGATGCAGGCTATTATTATATGAATTGATATCAGTCTCTTCGTTGGCTATAATCTCTTTCAGAGTATAGCGTGTTGTGTTTTTGTCTGTGTTCAGCCTGTTAACTTCCAATCTAGAAAATGGACGACGTTGAAAACCTTTGCGTTTTGATTGCTGTTGGTATTTCTTTGTTTTGATGAATCCTTCAGCACGCTTACCCTGTGGCATTCCTCCGCGTTGGAAGCTGACGAACGGGAATAGCGTTCCGGCAGTCAATAAGTCCTCTTCAAAACTTCCGTCTTCGTTTTCTTTACCTGTCAATGTATTGGCAAGATGTTGTTCACACTCCATTTCGCCAGGAAAACCCCATTCGTTACGCACACACAACCGCATCATATCTTTCAAAGAATCTATCAGCATATCAACACACTTGTCTTTCGAGTAACTTCGACCAACAACGCATGTACTCAATGTATCAAACACCTGATACGCCCAAATACGGGTTCCGTCTGGCCGTTTGAATGGAATTGCAATATCATCCATTGTCAGCTTGCTAAATGAGTATTCCGGTGCATGGCGGTGGTGTATAGGTCGGTGTTTTGCATTCCAATACAGTTCAGAGTTCCGCAGTTTTTCAACTGCATTGCTATTTTCAAGCTTCTTTATATAATTATGGACCGTCATTGCCGATATGGTAATCGCATTCCCTGTTTTATCGAAGAAATTGGAGCGGTTAAAGAATTCCCCTGTTTTAACGTTCACCAGTTCCAACCCTCCACCGAGGAATTGCAGATAAATGCCATGCACACTATTTTCAGCATTGTATTTTGAAGATATGTAGGGTTTTTCTTCCATTGCATATATTGACAACAGCAACTCTTCAATGAGCTCAGTTACCTTCTTGGCGTGATCGTTGCCGTAGTTCTTATGTATCAGCGCACAATAGCCTCCATCGATATATTGCTTGTACTGCCGTTGCAGTACTCTTTCATTATCGCTCAACGAATGAGGGTAAATCGACTGTTTATCAGCACCTTTCATTAGTTTCAAATCTTTCACGGCATCCGTCAGTGCCGGCCATGCGTTTTTTGCCTTTCCACCTATCAAAGCTGCTATTTGCCTTTTGCTATTCAATACATTCCGTATAGCGTTCAGCACGTTGGCATTCGTCCTATATTCAAGTTGTATTTCTGCCGGCAATGACTTTTCTTTGCCAGTTTCTCCGTAGGTATATTTTGAGTAAAAGTCCAGTGCAGCTTCGTCTATTTCATAATAATTGATTATCAGATTATCCTTTACTAAATCCCGTGGGTGACATCCCAGCTTATCTTCTACTTTAATCCTAATATCAGGACGAATACTGTCATACTCCACCATCGCCATAGCGCCGAGTCCCTTACCAGGTACAACCACGTTAACTCGGCCTCTTACAACCTGCTTATCGTAGTTTGCCCGTGAAATGACACCTCCCAAATCCGACTCATAAAGCCATCTTGCAGCTACACACAATCGATTGTTTATGTATTTGAAGTATTCCACTTATCTTTATTTTGGGCCTGCTGGAGGACTCGAACCTTCGACCTCTTCCTGTTCCAACTTGTCCTTATTGCGCCATCTACAAGTATGAGGAAGTGCTCTTCCAACTGAGCTAAGCAGACATGTGTGCCGGGCGTTGTTAAAACACACAATCGTGCCAACTATTCACTTTCAATAAATCAATTTTCAAAGTATCGCCCGGCTTTCTCTCTCTTTAGATATTAAGGCCACCGTCATAATCAAGAGTCTCTTCTATTCCGGTCTAAACTCTAAGTCGTACATTGCAACCTGAATCATCAGCATATTTTTCTATTATTTTCCCGCTTCTATTCATCTTGATCATTCCGTCAATGTATCCTTGCAGATTACATAGTTGAATTCTGTATGCGTGGTGCAGTTTCATGTTTGTATTGTTTACCTGGTGATTAGAATCTTACGTGAATAAAGCCAGCAAAATATCTATCCCCATATTGCCAAAATGATGGGTCTACTTCTGTGTTATTGTATTGATAAATGATGATGACTTCTTTTGTAAAGTATTTTTCATATAGTAATAAATACATGGTTGTAGTGTTAGTTGTTCATTAAATTGATTTAGCCTCTTTGCGCCATACTGCAGATAGCAGTAATAAGCCTGCACCTGTACCTATATGAAAATAGGCTTTGGCAATTACTGCAATTACAATCATAGCAATACCTCCCAGTAATAGAAATAAGATACATAGCATGTTAAATATTTTCATATTAGTATGATTTAATGAATTCTTTGCATTATTCAGGGTGTGCATTCTGTGTTCTGGTAACGGAAATCTTTAAGCTCTTCTGGCGTATACAAACGGTATTGTTGTTACATCTCTATCCATTCACACAGCCATTCTTTGTATCTGAATGTTTTATTTCCCATCATCTAGGTTGTTTTTGGGTTTTAGTAATTTTTCCATTGTTGCGATGTATTCATCTGCAGCTGCTTTTACTACAGGGGTTAATTTTCGCCTTCCGGTAAGTTGCGCTAATACTGTATCCTGTTTGTAAACATCACTGACCATTAGAGCGATCCGGGCATAATCACCTTTTTTCAAAATATTCTTATATTCTGTAGACATTTGTGTTCATATTTGTGTTCATATCTTTGTGCATATTGGAACTTTTTTGCAGTATCTTTGTAAAGAACAACACGACAAAGATAAGTCATAATATTCGCTAAATTGCAAAAAATGGACAGAATTTTCACTCAAAAGGAGAGAATTTTACATTTTATTGAAAATCAACATATAAAAAAGGTTGATTTCTTCAATAGAACAGGCGTGGCATATGCAAACTTCAAAGGCAATGCACTAAAAAGTGAACTTGGAGGTGATAAAATAGCGAAAATATTGACCGTTTATCCTCAATTATCTTCTGATTGGTTAGTAACTGGCAACGGTTCAATGCTGCGAAGAACGGATATAAACGATAAAATTGAGAATGCACGCCAATCAATTAAAAATACAAGTACAATCACTCTTGCAGCTTCTGCAGGACAGGGTATCCCGCTCGTATCAGAACACGCTATTGCCGGATTTGGCAATTCAGAATTTGCCATAAAAGAACAAGATGTAAAGGATTACTATGTAATTCCTAAGTTTAAGTATTGCAACATCGATTTTATGATAGAAATACATGGTTCGTCAATGTATCCAAAATATAATAGCGGAGACGTTGTTGCTTGTACAATTATCCGTGAGAGCAAATTCATCCAATGGAACAAATGCCACGTTATAGCCACTCGTGAACAAGGCATTCTGGTAAAGAGGCTTAAAAAAGGAGATTCGCCTGATTCTCTGTTGGCCGTATCGGACAACAAAGATTATGATTCGTTCAATATCCCGATTAATGAAATCACGGGGATAGCGCTTGTGGTAGGAGTAATCCGGCTGGAATAG